ACTGCATTGGCTAAATTGGGTATTGACCCAAAAGTAGACCCAACGGATTTGATTATTCAGTATAAAGACAAAGATGGAAACGACCAAATTATGAAGATTTCCGCAAAAACATATACTGACCCTAAAAACATCACAATGAAAAACGCAGGCGTTAATAACGCTGGGGCTACATACTTGGGTGAAATTGGTAAAGACCTTGATGCTAAAGTTGGTGAGTTAAGAAAGAAGTATGCTTGGAATGATAGTATGTCAGACCAAGAAAAGGCTGAACAAAAGAAAAACTTAAAACAAGCATACCTTGGTGAGTTCTCATCCAAAATGGAAGAACTATCAAAGAGTAAAGAAGGTCAGCAAAAATTAACTGATATGTGGAAGGATGTTCACGGATGTGGTCAGAATGTTCACACGCAGGTAATTAATAAAAAAACAGGCGATGTCCAAATGAAATCACCTGACCATTATTGTAATCCAACACCACCATTTGGAGTAAAATTCGATGGTGTAAAACTTGTAATCAATATGGGTGGTAAAGATAAATCATTCTTACAAGTAGATATGAAAACTGAAGATAAGGGTTCGCCCAAAATACTATTTAGACATAGAACAAAATAATTACGGAGAAATGAGTGAAAACACAATTGTTATGCACCTTTACAAATGAAGAATCATTTGAATCAATTATTGAAAAGGTATTTAAATACGAACTTTTTAGTCGTAAAATTTTTATTTTAAAATTAGAACCTTCTAACGAATTGGTTGTGAGTTATAATATTGTTGCTAATAATAGTCATCAATTTCTTCCTGAAACTATTATGGTTCATAGAAAAAAAGAATCAAACACCATGTATACAATCAACGCTTTAAATTCTTTGATTAGTTCATTAAATGGTGGGATTGTGGATAAAGAATATCAGATAAATTGGAACCAGTATCAAAATACGCTTATTCTAACCAATGGAAACGGATATAAAATTATGAAAACATCTTTATTTAAAATTGTTGATGTCAATAAATAATTTTACATATTTATACAAGTGGGTAATACCACAAAACTAAAAATTAAAAAATTTTTGAAATACATTTGGAATTGTCACCCAGATGTTGTATATTAGTGACAAGTTTAACAATTAACAATTAAAAAAAAGAAAACTATGGCTATTGACTTAAACGCAATTCGCAATCGTCTGAATACTCTTCAGACAAAAGTAACAAAGACTGACAATTTGTGGAAACCCACTCCGGGTAAGCAGCAAGTAAGGATTATTCCTTATGTCCACAATCCCAACAACCCATTTATTGAACTTTACTTCCATTTTGACTTTGGTGGTAAAAACATCATCTCTCCAATATCTTTTGGTGAGGCTGACCCACTTGTGGAGTTTGCTGAAAAGTTGAAGGCAACTGGTAATCGTGATGATTACCAACTATCTCGTCAATTGACACCAAAAATGCGCACCTATGTTCCTATCTTGGTTCGTGGTGAAGAATCTGAAGGTGTTAAATTTTGGGGGTTTGGTAAAAATGTTTATCAAGAACTTCTTGGGTTTTTTGCTGATCCTGATTATGGTGATTTAACTGACCCAGTAGGTGGTCGTGACATCACAGTAGAATTTAAAACTGCTGCTGAAGTTGGCAAATCTTATCCTGAAACTTACATTCGTGTAAAACCAAGTCAAACCTCTATTTCAGAGGACAAAAATATTTTGAACTTGACAAAGGAACAAATTGATTTGTCTACAATGTTTAAACGTGCTTCCTATGATGAAATGCAAGGTATGTTAGAGCAATGGTTGGAAACTGGTAAAGTAGAAGATTCTAAAGAAGTATCTACCGCCGACACCACCGTTGTTACAACCACCTCATCTCCTGGCGCAAGTGTGAAAGACGCGTTCGAAGACCTTTTCAACGATAATTAAAATTTATGGCTAAGAAAGTAGAATCATCTCGCGATGAACTATCTTCCATTCTGGCTAATAATCTCAACAAGAAATTCAAAACTGCCCATAAGGTAGCGTTTTTCTTGGATGGGTCGGAACAAACACCCACCGATTTGGATGAATGGGTATCTACCGGCTCCCCAATGTTAGACCTCGCAATTGCAAACCGCCCCAATGGCGGTTTGCCTGTGGGTCGTATCACGGAGATTACAGGCTTAGAAGGAAGTGGTAAATCATTACTCGCAGCTCACGCTATTGCTGACACGCAAAAGAAAGGTGGCTTTGGAGTTTACATTGACACCGAAAACGCAATGAATCAGGACTTTCTGATGGCCATCGGCGTTGACATTAAAAAGATGTTATATGTTCCATTGGAAACTGTGGAAGACATCTTTGAAGCAATTGACTCTATTATTGAGTCAATCCGCACCGCTGAAGGTGATAAAAAGAAATTAGTTACTATTGTGGTTGATTCCGTTGCGGGCGCATCTACAAAAGTTGAGATTTCTGCTGATTATGACCAAGCTGGTTATGCTACTCAAAAAGCAATTATTATCTCTAAGGCAATGCGGAAAGTTACAAACTTAATTGGCCGCGAACGAATTTGTCTTATCTTTACAAACCAACTTCGTACCCGTATGGGTGTATCTTTTGGAGACCCGTGGACTACAAGTGGCGGTAAAGCAATTGCATTCCACTCATCATGTCGTATTCGATTGAAACAAATGGGTCAATTAAAATCAAAAATTGGTGGTGTAGAGCAAGTAGTAGGTATTAAGACGCGTGCTCAAGTTATTAAAAATCGTATGGGGCCGCCGCTCCGTTCTATTGATTATGATATCTATTTTGATAGTGGTATTGATAATTATGGTTCTTGGTTGGAAATGATGAAGACCTACAAACTTGTAAGTCAGAGTGGGGCTTGGTATACTTATGTAGATGTTGAAACTGGTGAAGAAATTAAATTTCAAGCCAAAAATTTTGAAGAGATTTTATTAAATCGACCCGAAATGAAAGAAACTATCTATAACGACATTTGTAAAACATATATTATGTCTTATAAAGAATCAAGTGCTGAATCAAACATTGATAATGTTGAATTAACTGATTTTGATGATTAATAGGTATAAGGAACTCCTTAAAGAGGTAAAAAAAGAACATACCGAAATTCGAAATGAAGAACTTAATGACCATGTTCTAATTGTAGATGGATTAAATCAATTCATTCGTGTTTTTGGGGCAGTTCCAGCCTTAAATGATGATGGTGAACATTGTGGTGGTGTGACAGGATTTTTACTGTCCACCGCCGCAACTATCAGAACATTAAAACCAACTCGTGTTATTATAGTATTTGATGGTAAGGGTGGGTCTAATCGTAGAAAAAGTTATTATAAGGAATATAAAGAAGGTAGAACTGGTTTAACTAAAATTAACCGATTAGCTGGTTATGAGGATTTAGAAGACCAACAAGAATCAATGAAAAAGCAATTTGCTAGATTAATTGAATATCTTAAAGTGTTACCAATATCTCTTACTTATATTGATTATGTAGAGGCTGACGATATTATTGCATATCTTGCTAATCATTATTTTAAAAAAGAAGTTACAATTGTTTCATCTGATAAAGACTTTCTTCAGTTGGTAAACCCTCGTATTAAAGTGTGGGCAACTACAAAAAAGAAAATGTATGATGAATCGCTTGTAAAAGAAGAATATGGTGTAATCCCACAAAATCTTGTTTTCTATCGTGTTATTACAGGCGATAAGTCTGATAATATTGATGGGGTTCGTGGTATTGGAGAAAAAACAATTCATAGTAAAATGTCATTTTTGAATGAAGGTGAGTTTGATTTAGATACGTTTATGTCTAAAATTAAAACAGAATGTGATTCTAAATTGTCTCAAAAGTTAATTGAAAATTCTAAAACTATTGAAATAAATTATAGATTGATGCAATTAAAAAATCCCGAAATATCATCATCCATTACTTCAAATATAAGAACTCTTATGGATTCTCACCGACCTCAATTGGATTTGGTAGAATTTAAAAAAATGTTCATGTATGACAAACTTTATACTACGTTTGCTAATGTTGATTCGTGGCTACGAAACTCATTTACATCTTTAGAAAATAATTTAAAAACGCATTTTGATATCTTAAAATAAAGTTGTATATTTGTAGTCATATGGAAAAGTTCGGAAGTAAATTCAATACCACATTTCAACACAAAGTAATATCTGCGTTAATATCAGATAAGCCATTTACACGGCAAGTCTATGATATTATTAAGCCAGAATATTTTGACTCCGAAGCATCGGAGTGGTTGGTTAAATCAGTTCTTCAGTATTTTGACCAATATGAAAAAATGCCGACATTAGATGTCCTCAAAGTTAAAATTAATAGTATTGACCGTGATGTTCTTAAAACTTCCGTAATTGACACTCTTAAATACGCGTGGAATCACCTTGAAAGTGACGATTTACAATATGTAAAAGAACAAGTTCTTGACTTTTGTAAAAATCAATCAATTAAAAACGCAATTCTTGATTCGGTAACACTTTTAGAGGATGGTAAGTATGATGTAATTAAAAAGAAGATTGATGCTGCTATGAAATCTGGCCAAGATTCGGATTTAGGGCATGAATACAAAACCATGATTACCGAGCGATATGAAGATTCAGTTCGTAATGTAGTTTCAACTGGTTGGGATGTTATTGATGAAGCAACGCAGGGTGGGTTTGGTAAAGGTGAATTAGTTTTGTTTGCAGCTCCACCGGGTATTGGTAAATCATGGTCTTTAATCAATATTGGAGTTGCCGCGATGAAACAAGGTAAAATTGTAGCTCATTACACTTTAGAATTAAATGATGGATATGTGGGTCAACGTTATGATGCTGTTTTAAGTGGTATCGCGGTCGCTAATTTAAAATACAATATGGATGATGTTAAAAAGTCAATTCAAGGAGTAAAAGGTGACCTTATTATAAAACACTATCCAACGAAAACCGCAGGTGTTACTTCTTTAAAAGCGCATATGGACAAAATGATTTTACAAGGTAAAAAGCCGGATGTTGTAATTGTTGATTATGCTGATTTGTTACGAGGACCTGCAAAAGAAAAAAGACACGAAGAGTTAGAAGAAATTATTGAAGACCTTCGTGGTATGGCTGGTGAATACGAAGTACCTGTTTATACCGCATCTCAAATTAATCGTAGTGGCGCAGAAGATGATGTTATTACAGGTGTAAAGATTGCAGGTTCATTTTCTAAAATGATGACCGCTGACTTTGTTGTATCACTTTCTCGTAAAATTGAAGATAAACTTGCTGGAACTGGCCGATGGCACGTTATAAAAAATCGGTTTGGCCCCGATGGTATGACATTTCCATCTAAAGCAAACTTTTCAACTGGTCAAATTCACATATATAACGATGATTCCATTAATGGTATACAAACGAAAAAAGACATGAAAAGTGGGGAGAGTTTAGTAAGAAAAGAACTTGCTCAAAAATATAAAGAAATGAAGGGGGACATTGGATTTTAATTTAAATTTACAATATCTATAATCACCTATTTTCAATTTATGTCTAACAATTTACAGGAAAAACTATATGTCCCTATTTGATAATCGCATCCCATTTAAACCTTTTGAATACCCAGAATACTATACCGAAGGTTGGTTAAAACAAGCTCAAGCATTCTGGCTCCATACTGAAATACCAATGCAAGGGGATATTAAAGATTGGAATGAAAATTTGTCAATATCTGAAAAAAACTTAGTTGGTAATATTCTTTTGGGATTTGCTCAAACTGAATGTGCAGTTTCAGACTATTGGACTACAATGGTTACAAATTGGTTTCCTAAACACGAAATCAAACACATGGCTATGATGTTTGGTTCACAAGAAACTATTCACGCTACAGCGTATTCATATCTAAACGAGTCATTGGGTTTAGATGATTTTAACGCATTTTTACATGAACCTGCGACCGCAGAAAGATTCGAACACCTAGCAGGTGTATCTAACAATTACACATACGAAGACTTAACATGGAGTGATGAAGCTCGAACCGAAGTGGCTCGTTCACTCGCTATTTTTTCCGCATTCGCAGAAGGTGTTGCTTTGTATTCATCGTTTGCAGTTCTCTATTCTTTTCAAATGAGAAATCTTTTAAAAGGTATTGGCCAACAAATGAAATGGTCTGTTCGTGATGAATCTCTACACTCAAAAATGGGATGTCAACTTTTCAGACATATGTGTGACGAATATCCAGATTTAAAAGTAAAAGCTAAATCAGCTGTTGAAGAAGCAGCACAAATTATGTTGGACTTGGAACTCAATTACATTGATAAAATGTTTGAAATGGGTGACCTTGAAAACTTAAAAAAAGACGACCTTAAAAACTTCATCAAACGAAGAGTTAATGAAAAGTATAACGAATTGGGGTATGATGGAAAATTATTTGATTTTGATGTAGAATCAGCTAACGAATTGGGTTGGTTCTATCATTTAACCGGTGGAACAACACATACTGATTTTTTCGCAGTTAGACCTACTGATTATAGTAAGGCTGGCGAAGGTGAAGATTGGGAAAATATATTTTAATAAATTATGGCAAAAAATTATGGAGAAGACCTTGGGTGGGAAATCGGAGTCGATTTTCCAGTTTGGGGCAACACGGAAATTTATACTAAAACTATTTCTAAAGGATACCTTTTGGCAGGAGAAACGCCTAAAGATGCTTATTGGAGAGTTTCAACCGCAGTCGCTAGGAGATTAGGAAAACCACATCTTGCTAGTAAGTTTTTTGATTATATATGGAGAGGTTGGCTTAACCTTGCTACTCCTGTATTATCAAACACGGGTACTGATAGAGGTTTACCAATATCATGTTTTGGTATTGATGTTGGTGATTCTATTCAAGAGATTGGAACAAAAAACCTTGAAATGATGCTACTTGCCAAACATGGTGGTGGTGTTGGTATTGGCATCAATATGATTAGAGCGGCTGGTAGTAAAATTACTGGCAATGGCACATCTGATGGTGTGGTTCCATTTGCTAAAATTTATGATTCAACTATTCTTGCCACAAACCAAGGTTCGGTTCGTAGAGGGGCTGCTTCAGTAAATTTAAACATTGACCATGGTGATTTTGACCAATGGATTGAAATTCGTGAACCAAAGGGTGATGTAAACCGACAATCACTTAATCTTCACCAATGTGTTGTTATTGGTGATAAATTTATGAGAAAACTTGAAGAAGGTGACGCTGAAGCAAGGCGGAAGTGGGGTAAGGTTCTTCAAAAAAGAAAAGCTACGGGCGAACCTTATATTATGTTTAAGGGTAATGTAAACAAGACTAATCCTGAAGCTTACAAACAAAACGGATTAAAAGTCTTTATGACCAATATTTGTTCTGAAATCACTCTTCATACGGATGAATCACACTCATTTGTATGTTGTTTGTCTTCAATTAACTTATCTAAATATGACGAGTGGAAAGATACCGACCTTATCTATACTGCAACTTGGTTTTTAGATGGTGTATTAGAAGAATTTATTCAAAGAGCCAAGAATATGAGAGGATTTGAAAATTCAGTTCGTTCTGCTGAAAAGGGTAGAGCACTTGGACTTGGAGTTCTTGGATGGCACACTTATTTACAACAAAAAGGTATGTCATTTGAAGGTCTTCCTGCTCAATTTGAAACTCGTAAGATTTTTTCTCAAATGAAAATTGAAGCTGAAAGAGCATCTCGCGCTATGGCTGAAGAATATGGTGAACCGCTATGGTGTGTTGGAACCGGTATGAGAAACACACACTTAATGGCTATTGCTCCAACGGTATCAAACTCAAAGTTAAGTGGTAATATTAGTCCAGGCATTGAACCATGGGCTGCGAACATATTTACGGAACAAACTGCCAAAGGAACATTTATTCGTAAAAATAATGAATTGGAACGAGTGCTTCGTAAACTTGGAATTAACAACAAAGATACTTGGGAACAAATTCTGGCAGATGGTGGGTCGGTTCAAGGTATTGATGAGTTGGATAATTGGGGGTATTTAAATGGTAAATTAACCAATCGTTCGGAGATGACTGAATCTAATTTTAAAAACAATGAAATTGATTGGGTTAAGAATATTTACAAAACCTTTAAAGAAATCAATCAGTTGGAGTTGGTAAGACAAGCTGGTATTAGACAACAATATGTTGACCAATCAGTTTCGTTAAACTTGGCGTTTCCAACTCAAGCAACTCCAAAGTGGATTAATCAAGTTCACATGGAAGCATGGAA